GAGCGTCTGGTTTGCATCCAGAAGGTCGTAGGTTCGATTCCTATCAGCTCCACCAGCATTTACAATATATGAAAAGAGTTCGCAATGGACTCAATGCAAGATATAAATTTCCCAACGGCTATGAAGCTAGTATTGTTTGTCATGATGGTTCTTATGGTGGTAAAAATAATTTATTTGAAATAGGAGTAATGGTTGATGGTGATTTAGTTTATGATACACCTATTACGGAAGATGTCTTAGGACATTTAACATGGGATGAAGTTGAAGAAAATTTATGGAGGATTAAAGACTTATGAATATATTAAAAAGATTAATTGTTTTCGTAGTAGATAGTTGGAATGTAGTAATGGATAGTAGATATAATCCACTTAGACACATACATGACCCAAGTCTACAAGTTTATTTTACACTAGCCTTATTCATAATGTGGTCAGGATACTTTGGGGCTCTGGCAGCATATTATATGGAATGGCTAGGTTATAGTGTAGTGACTTCTATTGTAATTCACTTAGCTGTGTTTATACCTTTAATGGTAACAAGATATGTTTTCAAAGAAGCAGAAGAAAATGGCCATGTTTGGGTTCAAGAATGGAGAAATGTCAAACTTGTAAGGCCTGAAAATTCAGGTAAATTTGATAAACAAAAAGTAGCTCCTTACAGAGACGGAGATAATACATAATGGAGATTTTTGATAGTATATGGACACTTCTTCAAATAGGAATTGTCATAGGATTAATAATTGTAGCAATAATCGCATTTATACGAGTTGGTTGGGAACTAGGTAAATATCTAGTACCAATATTATTAATTCTTTATATAATATCGAATTGGGTTTAGTATGACAGTATTAGAACTTTTTATGATTACAGTAGGAACAACAGCTGTATCTTTCTTTTATATAAAACTACATGAATGGTTTCATTCAGTAGATATTAAAACTCATGGAGTTTCTTCTGGTGAAGAACAAAGTAAAACAAAACACATGGATGATATATTATGAATATTTTTTATTTGAACGAATCTCCTGAGACTTGTGCTCAGATGCACTGTGATAAGCATGTGGTCAAGATGATTATAGAATATGCCCAACTCTTGTCCACTGCACACCGTGTTATAGATGGTAATCCTTATTATGATAAGACAAAAAATGGCAGAAAAATTCTTAGATATAGAATGGAAAATCCAAATTTAGAAAAAACACTTTATAAAGCTGCGATGATAAATCACCCATCTGCAGTTTGGGCTAGGCAAAATCCTGAAAATTATATTTTTCTCTATGACTTATTTGATGAACTATGTGCAGAATATACATGGAGATATGGTAAAACACATTCAACAGAAAATTTATTATCTAATTTATTATCGAGAGTACCAGAAAATATTCCAGAAGGAAAGTTTTTTGAACCACCACAATGTATGCCAGATGATGTAAAAGACACAACTTCTATTCAGGCATATCATAACTATTACAACAAATATAAATCATACTTTGCTAAATGGACAAATAGAACAACTCCAGATTGGTATGGTTTCAAAGCAGATGCGGGGTACGCTTCTTGACAAAAACAGATTTAGGGTTTAGGATGGACAAGATGTATAAATTTAATGAAGACAAATCTGTAAAAGAATTAAAGAAATATATTGATAAAACTTATTCTCAACATTATTCGAAGAATAAGTTTCAAGCAACAGAATTTATTATTGACGGTGGACATGGAGAAGGCTTCTGTATCGGAAACATTCTCAAATATGCACAGCGTTATGGTAAAAAAGAGGGGCATAATAAAGCTGACTTAATGAAAGTTTTACATTATGCCGTAATCGCTCTTTATGTTCATGATAAAGAGCACAACTAGAAAAGGTGAATGAATGAATATTAGTAATGAAACTCTAGACATACTTAGAAATTTTTCAAGTATAAACTCTGGTATTACAGTTAAGGCTGGTAATGAATTGGTAACTGTTTCAGCGATGAAGAATATTTTCGCTAAAGCAGTCGTAGACGAAAGCTTCGAGAAAGACCATTCAATCTATGACCTATCTGAATATCTAGGTGCTGTATCTTTGTTTGATAGACCAAACTTTGATTTCAACGCCGAGAAAGTAACAGTATCAGAGGGCGATAATAGTGTAACTTATTATTACGCTGACCCACAAATGGTAATCTCCCCTACAAAAGAGATAACAATGCCTGAACCTGAGGTATCTTTTGACTTAGATAAAGATGTCTTAGATTCTTTATTGAAAGCTTCTTCTGTTTTATCCTTACCTGATATGGTATTATCAAGTGATGGTCAATCAGTTGTATTAACAGTAAAAGACAAAAAGAACTCAACTTCAAATGTCTTTAGTAAAACAGTAGCTCAAGGTAATGGGTCAACTTTCGAAATGTTTTTAAGAATGGAAAACATGAAAATGATTCCTGGTGATTATACAGTTTTTGTATCATCAAAAGGTATCGCTCATTTTACAAACAGAAATGTAGCAGTTGAATACTTTATAGCTTTAGAGCCAGATTCAACTTATAATGCTGTTTAATGTCCGAGAGATAAACAAAGATATAGCTATAAGTTTCATTGAGGAGCATCACTATACACCGATGCTCCCAAAACTTACTAAACATTGGTTAGGTGGTTTTGTAGAAGGTGAACTAGTAGCTGTACTTACTCTTGGTTGGGGTACACAACCCAAACAAACAATCAAAAAATTATTTCCACATCTAGATACAAAAGATTATTTTGAGATTGGTAAAATGTGCTTAACAGATGAAATGCCTAAAAATAGTGAGACACAATTTTTAAAAATGGTAAAAAAATGGATTCAAGAAAATACAGATATTGATTTACTCTATACTATGGCTGATGGTATTATGGGTAAAGCTGGGTATGTGTATCAGGCTTTCAACTTTTTTTATGGTGGAAAATTTAGAACAGCTGTTTATAGAGATACAATAACAGGAGAAAAAATACACCCACGAACAGCGAGAAAGTTATGTGAAGAGAACGCAATCTTTCTACAAAAAGAACGAGTTCATTGGTTGACTCCTGATTATATGAAAACTAAAAACTTAGAGAGAATAGATGGCTTGATGTTCAGATATATGTTACCAATGAACAAGAAAGCCAAGAAACATTTTAAGAAGTCTACAGTTGACTGGACTTTAAATTATCCAAAACACAAAGACATAGAGTTTTGGAAACAAATAGAACTAGGTAAATACGAGAAGATGGCAGATTGGCCTGTATTTACTTTTGACAATATGAAATATAATAAAAAGATGTCAGGTGGTAGACTTGACGAATTTATGACTTGAGGATAAGATCTAATTATGAGTGAAGAATTTTTATGGGTGGAGAAATATAGACCTAAAACTATTTCAGAGTGTATCTTACCTGATACTATCAAAAATACCTTTCTTGATTTTGTAAAGAACAAAGAAATACCTAATTTATTATTATGTGGTACGGCTGGTGTTGGTAAAACTACAGTAGCTAGGGCTTTATGTAATGACTTTCAAGCTGACTATATTTTAATTAATGGTTCAGAAGAAAGAAATATTGACACACTAAGAGTTAAGATAAAGAACTTTGCTTCTACTGTATCTTTATCTGGTGGTCCAAAGATAGTCATACTTGATGAAGCTGATTATCTAAATGCACAATCAACTCAACCAGCGTTGAGAGGTTTCATAGAAGAGTTTTCTAAAAACTGTAGATTCATATTTACTTGTAATTATAAAAACAGAATTATACCACCTCTACATTCAAGATGTAGTGTCATAGACTTTACTATTCAGAATGACCAAAAGCCTATGATAGCTAATATGATATTTCAAAGAATACTTTTGATTCTAGGTTGGGAAAATATTAAATCAAATGACAAAGTTGTAGCTGAACTAATTAATAAGTTCTTTCCTGATTTCAGAAGAGTTCTAAACGAACTACAAAAATATTCAGCGAGTGGTAGTATTGATTCAGGCGTATTAGCCAATCTTGACGACCAATCTCTAACAGAAATAATTGGTTATCTCAAGAACAAAGAATTTTCTAAAATGAGAAAATGGGTAGCTATGAATATTCATAATGACCCACAAGCGATATATAGAAAACTATATGATAGTTTTTTCAACCTATTAGAAAACAGGTCAGTACCACAATCAATAATTATATTAAGTGATTACTCTTATAAGTCTGCATTTGTAGCCGACCAAGAAGTAAATATGGTGGCTTGTCTAACTGAATTGATGATGGAAGCTGAGTTTAAATAATGGAACCTTTTGTTAAAAAACAATATGATGAATATCAGGCGAATAGAACTGAGAAAACCATATTATCTAAAGATGAACTAAGAGATAGAATTATAAAAGATTTATCTCAAGTTTCAAAAATGGGTGTTGGTGAATATACTCTCTATCAAAAATATCTAGAAATACATATGAGATATCCGACTCAAGATATCGGTACTTTATTTGGCGAAGAGAAACAATTAGTAAATGAATCTCATTTAAAATTAATTAATGAAACAAAAAATAACATATGGTTTCCAGAAGACCCTATGGATTTTGAGAAGTTAGAACCAGAACTAGTTTATACAGATAGTCTCAAAGATAAAAGGTCAGCTGGTACACTTACTGAAAAATGGAACTGTATTCGAACATTTACCTCTACAATGAAAAATAGTTCAAACATAGGCCGTAATATGCATTACATAGTAAGAGATAAAGTATCAGGTAAATATCTTGGTGTTATTTGTATTACAGGTGATTTTATTGATTTAACACCTAGAGATAATTACATTGGTTGGGAAAGAGAATACAAAACGAATAGTGGTAAACTAAATCATTCATGTATCGGCTCTACAATAGTACCTTTACAACCTCTTGGTTTTAATTACACAGGTGGTAAACTACTCGCTTTACTTTGTCTATCAGATGATATTCAAAAACAATGGGAAGAAAACTATGGTAATAAACTTGTAAGTGTAACAACTACATCTTTATATGGTAAATCAAAGACAGGTGGTTTATCTCAGTATGATAGACTCAAACATTGGAAGAAAATGGGTTACAGTAAAGGCTCTTTATCATATGAGTTAACAAAAGAAACAGAAAAAGAAATGTTGAATTACGCTGAAGAACATTTTAACGAAAAGTATTTTTTACTTTATGTTGCGAAGAGAGAGAATGGCCAAACTCTAAAAAGAGACCATAGAAATAGAATGAGACAAATGATGTATTCGAAACTTGATATACCAAAAGATATTCAAAAGTCGGACCATCAAAGAGGTATTTACTATTCACCACTTTATGATAATACCTGTGAGTTTTTAAGAGGTGAGATAGAAGAAGATAGTTTAGTTAAGTCTTTTGATACATCTACAGAAGCACTAACTGAATTATGGAAAGAGAAATACGCGAGAAAAAGAATTACAAATTTAATTAATAATGATAGGATAAATTTAGACGAAACATTATTTTATGATGATGTTTGCTTTCAAACATGGGATGAAACGAAGGCTAAATATCTAGGTGAGGTCGGAAGATGAGCGAAAAGAGTGGAAGTAATTGGTCAAAAGGACTAATACTTGATAAAAAAGATGCGATATACGCAGCGAATAGATTTACAGAGTATTTCAAAAACTTTGAACATATAATTGATTATTTCAAAGAAGTAAAAAAAGAACGAATAGAAAAAATGCCACAGCCAATGTTTGGTATGTCATGGGGTGATGATTTCTTTCAGAATTGGGATATGCATCCAGAAGATATGGATTTTGAATTAAGAGATGCTACTAGTGAAACATTTCATCATTATCTTGAGTTAGTAGCTTCTCACCCGAATGAAGCTTCAATACCTGGTAGACATATTAGATATATGTTATATGAAAAGAATACAAACACAATAGCTGGTTTTATCAGACTAGGTTCTCCTGTTATGTCGATAAGACCTAGAAATCAGTATCTAGACGGTGTTGTTGGTATGAATGGTAATATATCTCTATCAACTTTTAATAAACATAGTATCAATGGTTTTATAATAGTACCAGCCCAACCATTTGGTTTTAATTATCTAGGTGGTAAATTATTAGCTGGTCTTTGTTGTACGGCAGAAGTAAAAGAACATTTAGATTCTAAGTACGATATGAACACTTGCTTGTTCGAAACAACTTCACTCTACGGTTCGAGCAAGCAGTTGTCGCAGTATGATGGTATGAAACCATTTATACGATTCAAGGGACTCACCGACAGCAGTTTCTCTCCCAATATGCATGATGGTGTGTTCCTTGACTTTAACAAATGGTTTACAGAAAAGAATGATGGCGTAAGAATTGTAGACCCAACAGTATCAGGTAGAAAGATGAAAACTCAAATGAGAATGATTTCTATCATTAAACAATCACTAAAAGAACATGATGAACAAGAATATAAAAAGTTTGTAGAGTTTCATAAAGAATCAACTAATCTAAATGAACAAAAAAGATTCTTTATATCTACATATGGTTATGAAAATGTTCCACAGATAATCAGAGGTGAAGAGACAGAGTTAAGAAAAGCCCCTAACTTTGATAGATATACTCAACAAGGTATTCTAGATTGGTGGCGTCCAAAGGCGGCTAGAAGATATGAACAACTTAAAAAAGATGGTAGACTTAAAACTAGTCTTGAAATCTGGTCTGAAACTTTTGATATAGATATATTAAGAGAAGGCAAATGAACCCTTTTGAATTCGTAAATTCGATAACATTTAATAAGAATGATATACTAGAACAAGATGAACTCTTGGAGAAAGAATATGCCCCTTTCCTAGTCAATCGGAGTCTATCATATCATCAGGACTGTATACTTTTTGCTAATGAAGTGAATAGAAGATTCGATATGCCACACAAGCTTCAATACCACTATTTACTAAATAGCATTAGAAAAAGAAAAAGGTTTGCTCAATGGAGTAAACCTGAAAAGATTGACGATTTGAAAGTTGTCATGGATTATTATCAAGTATCTCGCCAAAAGGGAGAAGAGTATTTAAATATTCTATCTAAAAAACAAATAGGGATATTAAAAAGAAAAATGAGTAAAGGTGGCATGAAATGAGTTATGACATACAGGATATGCTAGAGGTATCATTCAAAGAGAGTGATGACTTCTTAAAAATACGAGAAACATTAACACGAATCGGTGTGGCTTCAAGAAAAGATAGAACCCTTTATCAATCTTGTCACATCTTACATAAACGAGGTAAATATTATCTAGTTCACTTCAAAGAACTTTTTGCTTTAGATGGTAAAGAGCATTCTATGAATGAGAACGATATTGGTAGAAGAAACGCTATAGCTAGACTACTTGAAGAATGGGGTCTAATTAAAGTTGTAGATGAATCAAAGGTCATGAGTCCATGTGCACCAATGAGTCAGATTAAAGTTTTACCTCATAAAGAAAAGAACGAGTGGAACTTAGTCGCTAAATATAATATTGGCGTCACAAAATAAATGAAAGCAAAAAGTTTTAAATCCTTTTTGAAAGAGGACTTTGAACCGTATAAGTTAGTTATACTAACTCATTCTGCTGCAGGTGTTAGAGATACCAAAAGTGAACCCGCAGAATCTGGAACAGAACTTCTTAAAAAAGTAGGCAAACAAATAGGTATACAAGTTGAAACTGCAGACTTTGTTGGAGCCTATACGAAAAAAGAAGGTGATAAAAGACTTTTATATTCTTTTGAGTTTGACGAAGACGGCGAAGTTCAATTACCTGCTTCAGACGATAGAGTTTTAAAATATCAAAAACCTATAGTATGTGACCCTAAGAATACAATCATAATGCCTAGAGGTCTAGGTACTCAAGGGTTTACAGCTTCAAGAGGCTGGCTAGATTTAGTAAAAGAATTTGAGTATGACGGATTCTTCATTGTAAATGATATTGAATCATATGATATTTGTACGAGTAAGTATTTAACTTATGTAAATCTAAAACGATTCGGATTTAGAACTCCTAAAACTGTACCGATAGAACATTCAGAAGCTGCAGAGGCAGCATTCAAAAGACTCAAGACAGACTTTCCAATTATTTTAAAATCATCTACAGGAACTCAAACAGGTGTAGGTGTGGTAATTATCGAAAGTATGAGAACATTACGAGCAGTTGTTCAGATGTTATTACTTTACGAAAAATATCTACCACTAATCTTACAAGAATATATAAAAACAGATTATGATATGAGAGTTGTTGTATGTAATGGCAAAGTTGTAGGTGGTATTAGAAGAGAGGTTATGTCAGATGATATAAGAAGTAATGTATCATTAGGGGCAGTAGCAGAACAAATAGAACTTACAGAATTAGAAAAACAAACAGCGATAGATATATCAGATAAATTAGGTCTACATCTAGCAGGTGTAGATTTCATACCATCAGAAGACAGAGAAAAAATACCACCATATTGTCTAGAAGTTAACGCAAACTTAGGACTTATGGGTGTCGAAAAAAGAATCGAAGGTAGTCCTACCAAAAAAATTCTGCAAGAGCTTGGTGACCGAGACTCTTGGAATACTAAATAATTATACCAATAAAAAAAGGAGAATATATGTTAAGTATAGACTTTATTAAAGAATGGTGCATTAATAAGATTGAATACCTCAAGAGTCAAGCTCTGAAAGAGAGAACTTCTTGGGATGGTATAGTAATCATTGCTGTATCAGGTTCAATCATTCTTTTTGGCGGTTTAATCAAACTAATCGCCTGGCTAGCTTTAGCCTACGGTATTTACACACTTGTAAAAGAAGAGGGATTTAATCCTCTAGACCATTAATGATAGAAGTAACAGATGAGGCAATTACTAAACTTCTTCAAAAACAAAAAGAAGAACGATTTAGTCATATACGGCTTGGAATCAAGGGGGGTGGTTGCGCTGGTTTTGAGTATGTTTTTGCTGTTGATGATATTGGAGATGATGATATAGTTTTAGACTATGGTAAATGGAGTTTTATCATCAATAAAATATCTGTTCCTTATATTAATGGTATGACTTTAGACTATGTTAAAGAAGGTCTAAATGAGTTTTTCAAGTTTATAAATCCAAAAGAACAATCTTCATGTGGATGTGGTGTCAGTATCAACTTTGATTTGAATGCTGTTGAGGCTGACGAAAAACAAATATTCGCAGTGGAGGTATGATTCTCGAGCAGTCTCCACTGCGTCTTAATTATAAATAGAGGTATACAAAGGGAGAGATTGAATAAAGTTTTACTATGATTCCCTGCACAATAAGGAAATTAAATGAGGAAACTTTTTTTATCAATTACACTTTTATCATTAGCGGGTATAATGGCTGCAGATGATGGTGCGACTGGAACTTGTGACGCAGGTACTCAGTATTGTGAGGCGTTGAATACTACCAACAATACAACCACAAATAATACCAACACCAATACCAATACCAACACAAATACCAACACCAATACCAATACCAATACCAACACGAATACCAATAATAATACTAGCGTTAATACTAATACTAACACGAATACTAGCACAAATAACAATACCAATGTTAATACCAATAATAATACTTCTACTAGCACTAACACTAATAATAATAACAATGTGAATGTTAATACGAATAATAATACTTCTTCTAGTACGGTGAATAGTACAAGTAATAATACTAGTAATGTAACTTCGAATAATACCAACACGAATAATAATAACAATAATACCACTTCGAATAATACCAATACGAATAATAATTATAGTGAAAGTAATTCTAATTCGAATGTAAATACAAACAATACAAATACGAATAATACTACTTCGGACAATACAAACAGGAACATAAATGAGTCCAAGTCTGAACAAGTAATTACTCAAAACATCAATACAAAAGCTCCACCAGCTTCAGCGATAGCACCAAGTATCATGAGTTATTCGCAAGATTTATGTACTACTGGTGTTTCAGGAGCATTCCAAGGACAGGTCTTTGGTTTCTCAGCTGGTAAGACAATCAAAGACGAGAATTGTGAAAGATTAAAACTTTCTAAGTATCTTTACGATATGGGTATGAAAGTCGCCTCTGTGGCTTTACTTTGTCAAGATGAAAGAGTCTTCTCAGCTATGCGAATGGCAGGAACTCCATGTCCTTACAAAGGTGAAATCGGACAGAAAGCTTCATATCAATGGGCTAAAAATCCACACGATATGCCAACTTACGAAAAAGATAAAGAAAAATATATCAAACAATGTAAGAGAGAAAAAGTTGAAAGTGGGCCTAAGAAAGGTGCTAAAAAATCTACTAGAACTTGTAGAAAAGAATTTGAAGATTCATTCTATAAAATCAGAAACGATATAGAGGGCTAAAATGACAAAATGTAAATGTTGTAAATGCTGTGATTGCAGTTGCTGTTAAGATGAATCATGGATTGGGAAAAATTTAAAGATAAATTAGAGCTAGGTATTCTAAGTACATTTTTTCTTCTTTGTTTAATATCTATAGCTAATCCTTTAAGTGCTCAATATGTCTATGAATCCAATCAGCCACTAATTGATTTAACTCAAGAATCAGGCACAACTAGTTTAAACTCAGGTGACGACCAGTTATCTAATGCCTTTAATTTAAACTTCACTTTTAACTTATATGACCAGAGTTTCACATCAGCTCGCATGGCGACGAATGGATGTCTCCATTTCAATTTAGGAACAGCTAATCAAAACTATAATAACTATTGTGGTGATTATACACCAGACCCTTTACCTCAATATAACTACACATTGTTTCCATTCTGGACAGATTTAATTAGAGATAATCAATCTAAAATGTTAGCTAAAAACTTTAGTGATAAGTCAGTTTTTGGTTGGTATAATATGCGTGAATATAACCGTGCTAATACAGATAATAGTTTTGAAGTAATATTATGGCCTAATTCTACTTTTGATTTTAGATATGGTGGATTAAATATTATTCAGCATGATGTTTTAATTGGTGAACAAGGGGACTCAAACAACTATTATCAATATCTTTTCTATGATGAATGTAATACAGGGACAACAAATGTGGCTGGAACTTGTGTAAATACAAATTGGAATAATTCTACATTTAATACCTTATTAGAGAATGGTGGTTCATTATATGGTTCAGGTTCTGGTAATGGTATAGACTGTAGTAACCCTTTGAATGACTCTAGTTGTCCAGGTTATGCACAAGCTTACGAAACTCAACAATGTGGTTTAAACGCACTTTATTCAGAAAACTGTTCAGGTTATTGGGAAGCTTTTGATGATTTACAATGTAGTTTAGACCCACAATACGCACCTTTTTGTCGTGGATATAGACAAGAAGATTCTGTAGCTTTCTTTGATGAAGATAATGTTGACTATGGAACAAGTGACGAAGATATGTTTGGATTTGATACAGACGGATACATTGAAGATGATTTTAGTACAGGTGCTATAGTTTTTGATTTTGACGGCACAGGTAGACCTGATGGCCAAGAACCAGATGAAGTCTTCATAGTTCTAGATGATGATTTATTTACAGAAGAATTTTCATATGATGATTTTTTAGAAGAGACAGAATTACGAGAAGAGGAAGTTTTTGTTATAAACTTTGATGATGACTTCAATGGTGGATTCAACGACCCATTCGGTGGTCCAGATGAACCTTTTCTTGACCCTTTACCATTTGTAGACCCAAGTTTTCAACAGATAGAAGAATTAGTTTTACTTGAAACTTTAGAAACATTTCCTGTTCCAGGTTTTGAGTTAGATGACCCTGTAAGTATTGATGTAGAAGAAATAATAGAAACACAAATAGCAGCTATCGAAGAGAGACGCGAAGAAAGAGAAGAAAGAGAAGCTGAAGAAGAGTTTGCAGAAGTTCTTGAAGAGCTTTTTCAAGATGAAGCTGAAGGTGAAAGATTAGCAGAAGAAGTTTTTGAAGAAGAGGCTGTAGAAGAAACAATAGAAGCGTTAGAAGAGATATTTGAAGAAGAATTAATAGCTAGAGAAGAAGAACTAGAAGAAGAAATATTCGAAGAAGATATTCAAGTTGTAGCCTCTATCGAGAGAGAAGATGGTGGTAGTTCATTCTCTAGAGAAGATAGATTGGCTGTTGTAGCCTCTACTATAACTGCCGCACAAAATTCAGTTTCAGGAACTAATGCTGGTACGACAGCAGCTTCTGGTGGATACTCAGCATCAAGTAGTAATTCTGTATCAAGTGGTAATTCAGCTATAACTAGTTCAATAGCAGGTTCAAGTACATTTTCTTCTGGTTCGATTTCAGACCAAGTACAAGCTTCTGCAGTTCAGACACAACAAATTTTAACAATGAGTGACTCAGGGGCAGCAGGCGGAGAAGTCTCAAGTATTACAACTACCTCATCTCCAATGCCAGGAATTAATACTAGTTCTGTAGTAGCGTCATCAGGCTCAGACGCACAGTCATCAGTGCAGTCACAACTTGATAGTAGTGTATCAGGTGATATGTCGGCTACAGAAACAGAAGCATTAGTCAGTCAAATAGTAGCACAAAATTTACAAGAAGCTCAAGAAGAATTACAGGCATCAGCCAATAACTCAAACACAGGTGAATATGGAGACCAAACTCAACTTGTAGCCTTCATAGGTTTCAATCCTGGTTTCACTAAATATTATGATGTTAGACTACAAGATAATTCTACTTGGTATAAACCTGAACAAATATATGCTAATAATGTCATGACAGATAATATCACGGCATTTTACACATACGCAAATCAGAGTATAAATAGCTTATCAAGTATGATAAATTTACAACCTGAATTAGAAGGAGGAGAATTATAATGGACTGGTTTCAATCAAAAGCAGCTCAGATAATAGCATTAGTATCAATTATCGGTACCCTAGCAGGGTTCGGATATACAGGAGCTACATACATCAATAGACTAGAAAATCTAGAAAATAAAATTGGTGGTGTAGACGAAGCAGAAGATAGTCAAAAAGTAATCGAAGAAAGATTTGCTGGACTAGAAGCTAAAGTAGATAGTTACGAAAAACTCTATGATGAATCTCAAGAGGGAGTTTCTGAAAGTTTTAAAGCTCAATCTATGAGAATAGTTGAGTTAGAAGCTCAAGTACAGAATCTATTAATTAAACTTGAAAATGTAGGTGATGAAGAGAAAGTAAATGACTTAGAAAAACAAGTTGAAAGAAACGCTGATTCTATTGAAGATTTAGAAGATGATATAGAGGAACTAAAAGACTCAAACAAAAATCCTTTGTCTGGATAAATGTCAAATTGGATATTTCAAAAGTTAGCACCTTACGCCGTAAAATATAGAGAGTGGTCAAAAGGTAAAACTTGGATTAATATACCATTATGGATTCTTATACTCTGGTTATTAGGGTTTGCTAATCCTTATTGGTGTGTTTATCCTGTTTGCTGGATTGTTTGACAACGCGCTACAACTTTTACTAAGATCGTATTATGATAAATGAAGCTCAAGGTAGATACATAGGACAACCCAAAGAAAGATACGAATGGGTTTTAAAATTTATAACTTCACATACAACCTCAAGAGGGTATTATGTTCATAACTATGTCGATAGAGATGGTAATTCTGTTATCGCATTTGCAGATGAACCTAAACCTAAGAATGGTAAAGACAAAATGTCTGGAGAACTAGACCCAATTTCTGAAGGTAGTATTTTTAGATGTAAAGCTACCGTGAACAGACACGCAATCAATACCTTTCAAGGTAATAATATGAAACAAACAATAATTAATAGAATGTCAGATATTCATAAATTATATGATACTGAATTAGAAGAATGAAAATGAGAGTGTTAGTAAAAAATTACGGCGATGTAAGAGTCTTTAAAGATAGACCTTACGGATATAAAAGATACATAGTTGAATGGCTAAATGGCCAATCTGAATGGGAAGATAATACAGAGATATATTCTGGTATTTGGTATTCAGAAAAACAAATTTTAAAAAAAGTCGAAAAAAGATTAGAAAACGGCTTGAAATCCTAAAAAAACACCATATATAGATCATGTAGATGCTCGAATGAGGTCTACATTTAAATTTAAACTTGCTTAATAATAGGAGAAAAAAATGACAAGATTAGACTTATTTGGGCAGTTCAGCCCTTTCACAGTTGGATTTGATAGAGTTTTTGACGAACTAAATCGAGTTCAATCAACATCACAAAGTAATTATCCACCTTACAATATTCGTAAAGGTAATGAGGAAGATTCTTATCTCATTGAACTAGCAGTCGCTGGTTTTGGAAAAGATGATTTATCTGTAATGGTCAAAGAAAATAATTTGACTATTGAAGGAGATATTTCTCATAAAGATAGTGCCTTTGTTCATCAAGGAATCTCACAAAGAAAATTCTCTAGAAACTTTGTTCTAGCAGAAGATGTTCTTGTAAAAGGTTCCGATTTATCAAACGGAATATTATCAATATTTTTAGAAAGAGTTGTACCAGAGGAGAAGAAAGCCAGAACTATTGATATAGGGAAGGTTTCAGCTTCAATGAAGAAACAATTCTTAGCTGAATAATAGTGTGTTGGGTGCTTTCTTGCTGGAGAGCATATAACATTAATCGAGTTGAAGGCCATCAACTCAACGGAGGGACAGAGCCTGATAGGAACTCATAATTGGCACCCGAATAGAGAGCACTAAAATTTAGTTTCAACCACACTTGGTAGTGTGTCGGGCGAATTAAGTAGCCTGAACAGAGAGCACCCAAGTGTGGTTGACAATATTAGATTATGGGTATAGGATGCATAAGTGATTGGAAATTATAGTAAAGAAGAATTAGAAAAATCAAAAAGAATATTTAAATCAGCAACACCAAAGTATACACCTGATTGGTATATAAAATGGATTGCTAGTGTTTTCGTGCTTGTCGCTATGAGTATTCGTGGTGTAGAAGAATATATAATGTATGATTTATATCTCTCAACTATAGGTATTTCTTTATGGTTAATTGTATCAGTTTTATGGAGAGACAGAGCTTTAATAATGTTAAATGGGGCAGGTCTTTTATTTTTAATTCGTAATATTTTTCAAAATTTATTATGAAAGAATTTGATTACAGTTTAGATTATAAAAATACTTTGTTTGAGCCTAATGATTATAGATATAGAATAGGCAGAGGAGAACAAGGCGTATTATTAGTTAGACCATATACAGATGATATCTGTAAACATTGGAAATTTAAAACACCTAAGATAGCAGAAAAATCAGCTAGAGTAATTACAGAAATGTTTTTTGAATATCTTTATGAAGATGATTTTGTTGGCATGGATATGTGTCGTAAATTTTTAGAAATGGGTTTTACAAGGTCTAGAAGATACGCGAATCATAAAGACGGTAAAAAATACGATAAATATGGAAACATATTACCTCAGGAGAAAGATTGGGCTACAAGTGATAAAGCTATATCTGCTAAAATATTCAAAGTCTACAGAGACTTAGTTGCAAAAAATGAAATCTATCAAAAAAGAAGAAAAGCTTGGCGAGAGAATGAGTGACGGCAAAGAATTAGATAAATACTATCCATTATTTGATGATGGATTATATACCGAAGTCGTTCATGAAACAGGCGAAAGAGGTATACAAATATTGAAAGGCGATTATAAAGATGTTGTCTTTCAGTATGGTAAAATAGAATTTGTTCCTAGAGAAGAATCGGAAACACCGAGTATAAACTTTGATAGGGCGATAAGGAAATGTCCACCTGATTTAATTGATACCATATCAGAGGACAAAACTTTTAATCAGCTAATGGGTGATATATTAATTGAACTCTTAGCTAATCAAGGTATCGAGGAGTATAACAATGCAATACAGCGACAACTTCATGAAGAGACTCCGAGAGGAGATAATAGCTGACGAAGGAGAAGTCCTTCATGTTTATTTGGACCATTTAGGTTATGAGACAGTTGGCGTAGGACACTTAATTAGACCAGGTGATGCTGAACATGGAAAAGGCGAAGGCTTTCAGATTACAAAAACCAGGTCAGACGAACTATTATTCCAAGACTTAAATATTTGTCTAGAGGAATGTGAACATCACCTAGAAAGGTGGGAACATTATTCAGAGGAAGTTAAACTCATTTTAGCCAATATGGCATTTAATTTAGGTATTACTAAATTGAAGAAGTTCAAAATGATGTTTTTAGCGATTGACTCTGGAGATTATGTAAGAGCTTCAGAAGAGGGCCTTGACTCTAGGTGGGCTAAACAAGTCTACAATAGAGCTAAAAGGTTGATGAACCGTTTGCGTGATGCAGACATAGAAGAGTAAGGAGTAAATTATGTTTTTTTCATGGTTTAAAAAATTATTTGTATCTGAACCTAGTGGCGTGAGAGCGAAAGACAAAAGAGGTAGATTCGTAGCTGACGACCCTAATACACCAGATGTAAATGAAGCTTATGTTGATGGTAAAAAACCAAAATCAAAAGCTAAAGCCAAAGCCCCAGCTAAGAAGAGGGGAAGAGGAAGACCTAAAGGGTCAAAAAATAAAAAATAAGGAAAAATTTTATAATGAATTATTTGTTTCAAGCTTTATTAAAAAAATACGAAGGCGATATAGAGACTGCTAAGGCAAATCTAAAAGTCTATGAGAGTAACCCAGCTGGTATCGGAGAACATCCAGATATAGTTGAAGCTATGGATACTCAGGTAGCTAAAATCGCTGAAGCTGAAGATAAGATTTCTGTTATCAAAAAACATTTTGAACCTCAGAAAGTTGTATAAACTATCTAGACAAAATACAACTTTTATGAGATCATAAGAATATGCACTTTTATACAAATGTTTATAGATATAGAGATTACATTTTAGCTAGAGGTTACAGAAACGGTAAACCTTTTACAAACAGATTAAAGTATCAACCAACTTTTTATGTTTCTACTAATAAACCTTCGGCTTTCAAAAGTATTCATGGTCATAACCTAGAACCTAAAAAGTTCCCAAGTATGTCAGCGTCAAGAGCTTGGCGTGAAAAGTATGACAATATTGGTGGCTTTGAAGTTCATGGTCTTGATAGATTTGAATACACATATATTAATGAAAACTTCACTAGTGATATTGAGTTTGATTTTAATCAGATTAAAATATTAAATTTAGATATCGAGTGTGAGTGTGAAGAAGGTTTTCCAGAACCTTTGAAAGCTGAAGAGAGAGTAAATGCTATTAGTATGAAACTCTTTGGTCATGATACTATCTATGTTTTTGGCATAGATAATCATGACTATCAGACAAATGACCCGAATGTAAAATATTACAAATGTCAGCATGAGAAACATCTATTGTTGACTTTTCTAGATGTTTGGGAACAGATTTGTCCTGATGTGGTGACTGGTTGGAATGTTCTAAACTTTGATATAGCTTATCTAGTTAATAGAATGAAAAAACTCTTTGATGAAGAGACTGTAACAAGATTATCTCCACATAGAATTATTACATCTAAAAACTGGAAACATATGGGTCAACAAGATATGGTTGACTACAACTTAGCTGGTATCGAGGTACTAGACTATCAAAAAATATTCAGATATTTTACATACACAAACCAAGAAAGTTATAGACTAGACCATATCGCTGAAGTTACGATTGGTCAGAAAAAACTAGACTACTCAGAGTTCGGTGCGATGCATCTTTTCTACAAACACGATTATAATAAATTCTTAGATTATAATGTGCGTGATGTAGTTCTAGTTGAAAAGATAGATGATAAATTAAAACTTATGAATCTATTATTTAATCTAGCTTATAGTGCTAAATGTAACTATTCAGATACTTTTGGCCAAGTTAAGTTTTGGGACTTATTGATATATAACTTCTTGAGAAAAAAGAATGTTGTTCCACCACCAAAAGTAAATACAGGTGACGCACAAAGTTTCGCTGGGGCTTATGTCAAAGAACCTCAAGTTGGTTTACATGAATGGGTTATGTCTTTTGATTTAAATTCATTATATCCACACTTAATCATGCAGTATAATATTTCACCTGAAACACATCATAAAGAAAAGTTTGATGGTGACATAACTGTAAATAAATTATTAAAAGAAGAAGTAGATATCAATCTACAAAATCTAACTGTAACACCGAATGGTTCTATGTTTGATACCACAAGTCAAGGTTATCTACCTGAACTTCTAGAAGAACTATATGACGAAAGAGTTTACTTTAAAAATAAAATGATTGAGTCACAAAAACAATTTGAGAAAGTTACAGACCCAAAAGAAAAGAAAAGACTAGAATATGAGATTACAGCCAATCATAATAATCAACTTGTTAGAAAAATTTGTTTGAACTCAGCTTATGGGGCGATAGGTAATCAATGGTTTAGATATTACAATAGAGATATGGCTGAAGCTATCACTACAGCTGGTCAATTAAGTATCAAGTGGGTTGAGAAAGCTGTTAATGAGTTTCTTAATAAAGTCTTAAAGACTGATAACAAAGATTATGTAATCGCGATTGATACTGATTCTATCTATGTTACTTTTGAAGAATTAATTAAACAAGTAAATCCAAAAGGCGACAAGATTGATTTTCTAAATAGAACTGCGAAAGAGGCGATAGAGCCTGTAATCGAAGAATGTTATGAGAAGTTGGCTAAATATGTTTTTGCTTATAAAAACAAAATGAGAATGGGTAGAGAAGTCATCGCCGACAAAGGTATCTGGACTGCTAAGAAAAGATATATTCTTAATGTATTCGATAGTGAAGGTGTTCGATACAATGAACCTCACCTTAAAACTATGGGTATCGAAACTGTAAAATCTTCAACACCTCAATGGTGTAGAGGTAGACTAAAAGAAGCTTTGAAAGTTGTAATGAAAGGTAATGAAACAGATGTTCAAAACTTTATTCAAGAAACAAAAGAAGATTTCAATAAACTATCGGCTGAAGATATCGCTTTCCCTAGAGGTGTTCAGAAAGTTACCAGATACAAAGACAATGCTAAGATTTATAAAAAGTCTACACCTATTCATGTTAGAGGTTCATTATTGTATAATCATTATTTAAATAAATATAACATAGAGAAAAAATATCCTGTCATTCAGAATGGTGAGAAAATTAAGTTTTGTTATTTAAAAGTACCAAATATTATGAATGAAAATGTCATATCTTTTGTAAATGCTTTACCAAAAGAATTTAAGTTAGAGAACTACATAGATTATGATACACAATTTAACAAAGCTTTTCTGGAACCCTTAGAACTAATTATTGAGAAGATTGGTTGGCATACAGAACCACAAAGTAATCTGGAGTTATTCTTTGGTTGACAGGAGAGAAATCTACACTAAGATCATTATAGAGGAAATTATATGAGTTATTTGAAAAATTTAGTAAAGGCAACAGGAAATGAATTCGCCTCTGTTGTTGAAGAAGGCGTTCAAGCAGCTGATGTATCAGGATATATTGACACAGGTTCTTATATCTTAAATGCATTATTGTCTGGTTCAATATTTGATGGTTTACCTAATAATAAAATTACAGCATTAGCAGGTGAATCTGCTACAGGTAAAACATTCTTTGCATTAGGAATGTGTAAACAATTCTTAGATGATAATCCAGATTCAGCTGTGATTTATTTTGAATCAGAATCAGCGATTACAAAAGATATGATTGAGTCGAGAGGTATTGATTCATCTAGAATAGTTATTGTTCCAGTTACCACAGTTCAAGAATTTAGAACTCAGTCTATCAAGATTGTAGACCAGTATATTGAAGACCAATCTGATATGAAGATGATGTTTGTATTAGATTCATTGGGTATGTTATCAACTACAAAAGAAATTGAAGATACAGCAGCTGGCTCTGAAACAAAAGATATGACTAGAGCACAATTAGTCAAAGGTGCATTTAGAGTATTAACTTTGAAACTAGGTAAAGCTGGTGTTCCGTTAGTAGTAACTAATCACACTTATGATGAAATGGGTTTATTTGCTAAGAAAGTCATGGGTGGTGGTTCAGGTTTAAAATATGCAGCTTCATCTATTGTTTTCTTATCGAAGAAAAAAGAAAAAGACGGTAAAGATGTTATTGGTAATATCATTCATTGTAGAAATGAAAAGTCTAGATTAACTGTAGAACATAAAATGGTAGATGTTCTTTTACACTATGAGTCTGGTTTAGATAGATATTATGGTCTTCTTGATTTAGCATTGAAGTATGGTATATTTAAGAAGAACGGCACTAGAGTTGAATTACCAGATGGTACAACGCAGTTTGGAAAAACTATAAACAATGAACCTGAGAAATATTTTACTCAAGAGGTTCTAGAATTAATTAATGAGGCAGCGAAGAAAGAGTTTTTATATGGCATTGACAATAGAGCAGACGATTCTCAAGAATCTGATTCAGAATGATGAATTTATCCGAAAGACCTTACCTTTCATAAAAGAAGAGTTCTTTCAGGAAAGACAAGAACAATTTATATTCAGAGAGATAAAAGAATACTTTATGAAGTATTCGGCTAGTCCTACATCTGAAGCATTACTTATCACAATAGACGAGAAAGATAATATTGACTCTCAACTTATGGGTGATATATCTAATTTACTCAAGATTGTTGGTGATGATACAGAGAAAACACCTTATGATTGGTTGTTAGATACTTCCGAAGAGTGGTGTAAAGATAGAGCTATCTATAATGGTGTCATGGACTCTATAGAAATTATTCGTGATGAATCTAGAAGTAAAGGTGATATACCTGAAATATTAAAAGACGCTTTATCTACATCTTTTGATAGTAATATTGGTCATGATTTCTTAGAAGACTATGAATCTAGATTTGATTTTTATCATACAGAAGAAGAGAAGATACCTTTTGATTTAGAAATGATGAATAAAATTACAAAAGGTGGTTTACCTAATAAGAGTTTGAATATTTGTATGGCAGGTACAGGTGTAGGTAAATCTTTGTTTATGTGTCATATGGCTTCCAGTTGTTTACTACAAGGTAAAAATGTTTTGTATGTGACCATGGAAATGGCTGAAGAAAAGATAGCAGAAAGAATAGACGCAAACTTACTAGACATATCTCTTAATGATTTACAAGATTTACCAAAAGAAATGTATGATAGAAAAATCAAGAGAGTTAGAGACAAGACAAAAGGTAAATTAATTATCAAAGAATATCCTACAGCTTCGGCTCATGTAGGTCACTTGAGACACTTACTACAAGAACTGAGTCTCAAGAAAGATTTTGTTCCAGATATGGTGTTCATAGATTATTTAAATATATGTGCTTCATCTAGAGTAAGACCTGGTGGTCAAGTGAATACATATTCATATGTTAAAAGTATAGCCGAAGAAATGAGAGGTTTGGCTGTAGAGTTTGATGTACCAATCATGTCAGCTACTCAAACAAATAGAACAGGTTTTGTATCTACAGATATTGGTCTTGAAGATACTTCTGAATCCTTTGGTCTACCAGCGACTGCAGACTTTATGTTCGCTGTTATGTCAACAGAAGAATTACAAGAATTAGACCAAATTATGATTAAACAACTAAAGAATAGATACAATGACCCTACATACAATAGACGGTTTGTCCTCGGTATTGACCGAGCAAAAATGAGACTGTATGATTGTGAACAATCTGCACAAGATGAACTCATAGATACAGGTCCTGTGATGGATAATTCTGAAACAGGGGCTAGAATGCAGTCTGAAAAAATGGATAACTTCAAATATTAGGAGGCATAATGATTGGAGATTTCAATGAAGATAGAAACTACATGCTAGGTGTTGGTAATGAGTTTCCTGATATATTTCTACAAGGTGTTGATGAAAACAATAGTATTGTAGAGATATCAAATATGTCAGTACCAGAAGGTGATAACTGGCAAGTAATATTTTTCTATCCAAAGGACTTTACTTTCATATGTCCTACAGAGATAGCTAAAATGGATAAACTCATAGACGAGGGAGTTAGTGTCTTTGGTATTAGTGGTGACAATGAGTATTGTAAACTTAATTGGAAACAAACTAACGACCAGATAAAAGATATTAGATATCCTCTATTAGCTGATTGTGGTTTAAGATTAGCTGGGGAACTAGGTATAGTGAATACTAGTGAGGGAGTTTGTTATAGGGCTACTTACATAGTAGACCCCCACAATATAATTCAGCATGTATCAGTAAATGAACTGGACACTGGTAGAAATGTTGAAGAGATAATCAGAACCGTTAAAGCCCTTCAGGCTGGTGGTAAAACTGGCTGTGATTGGGAACCAGGTGATGATTTATTATAGTCGATTTTAATCGGCCAGGCTGGTCAGGTATACATGGTACAGCCGCCTTCGAATAAGTAAATGTCGAAATGTAGAGGCCCTAAGGGGCCTCTTTTTCGCGCTAAAAAGCTTGACTCCGAGGCTACTTTTATGAGATCATATATACATAATTTCGTGTGAAGGAATTCTCCGTTAAGTTGGTTGGAGGTTGAGGAGAAAAAAGACGAAGTAAGATTTCTTTTCTATATTGATTTATAGTTGGAATAAAACCTATTAAGACGAGGTAAGGCTCTTACAGGAAATCTTGAATAGTAGTCTGAAATGGTCTGATGAAATTTATGTTTAGTATCGGGATTCAGGTAAAACGAACTCACATTATAGTGGACAGGCCGAAACCACTTAGATAAAAAATAGAGCGTAAGAAATTGGGGTAGTACCCAAGAAATTGAAAAGAGACTAATTCTAAACAAAAAGCGAGGTAGTAGGGGTTGAAACCCCGCTACTTTTTTGTGTATGATCATAGTATGAATAATAAAGGCGAAAAATTGAGACAAATATTTTTAGACATGGACGGAGTTCTAGCAGACTTCGAGACTACTTGTTCCGAAATGTTAGGTGAGAAGATTGGAAACAACTCAGACGGACATCTTTTATATGATAAAAATAAAAGAGAACTAACAGCAAAACACTTATTTAGAAAACTAAAACCTTATCCAGACGCTTGGAAATTGATTGACTGGTGTGCTAATTCAGGTATACCTACAGAGATATTGACAGCAGCTGGTACAGTAAACAGACAAATAGTTATTAAAGATAAAATTGATTGGGTGAGAGAATATGTTCATCCAGATTGGTTGTTAATACCAACTTTCAAAGGTTCTCAGAAAGCTGCTTTTGCACATAAAAAAGCAGTATTGATTGATGATAGAGAAAAAAATATTGATTGTTGGGTGGAAGCTGGTGGTATTGGAATACTACATACCAAGGCTGACGATACAATTGCTAAGTTAAATGAAATCATTGAATCCTAACAGTAAAACAAAGAGAGGTGTCTTAAAGGGCACTTCTGTTATGTCTTTGCTATCAAAAAAGGTTGAATTAAAGAAAGAACTTATTTCTTTGAAGAAAACCAAGTCACAGCCTAAAAGGCAAGAGTCTCTCTTAGAAGAAATCGAAAATATTGAGACTTATCTCTCCAAGCACAAAATACAAAAATAAATTAACATAAATACTGCTTATGAAGACATTTAGTCACTATTTGCAGAATCTACCAGAAGAGAATAAGTTAGATAAACTTAAACATGGTTTGCCTTTAACAAAGAAAAGAATCAAAGTTTTTTCTAGACCATATCCAGAATTTGAACACTTTGACTTTGAAACATATGAAGGTATGCCACCACCTAAGAATTCTTCACATCAAGCTAGAAATGAGATTAATTTTCTGATATCATTACAGCCTATGCGAGATAAAGAAGCTGAAGAAATGATATTTCATGATAAAAAGATAGTTGAAGCTTTTGAAGAATATTTAGCCATTTATGGCCTAGAAGACCGAGTAGATATAGAAAGAATTAGAAATATTCAAGAGCAGTCAGATGTTATCACATTACAATTAAAAAGATTTTATGATAGACCTAGACCAGCTAAACTAGCTAAGGCTCTAGGTATAGATTTACCACTTTTCCCATTACAGACAGCAGAAACACCATCATATCCATCAGGTCACGCATTACAAGGTAGATTATTAGCTAGACTTATTTCAGATGAATTACCAATCGAACATAGAAAAAATATATTAGATATCGGAAAAAGAATAGGTATCGGTAGACAAATAGCTGGTGTGCATTATCCTACAGACACGGAGTTTGGTGTAAAAGTAGCTGATGAACTTTACCGTTTAGTCAATACTGGTATGGAACCAACACTTAAACTAGAACAAATAACTGAAATGACTAAGAAGGCTATGCAAAAACAAATAGCAGATTTAGATAAAGGTTTAGAAGTTGTATCAAATCCTGATAGAATAGGTAACTCAGGTAAATTATCAGATGGTGAATTCTCTAGAAAGTTACAAGGTATGGGTGCTAAAGAAGTTGAAATGACTCCACCAAGAACAGGTAAAAATAAGAGTAGTCAATTCAATATGTTTTCTTTTGATTTTGATGGTAAAGATTATGACATAGTTTTAGCTGGTGAAGTTAAAGGAAGAGGTACAAAAGGCACAGAAGATAATGAAGAGTCTTTCTTACTAGTCTTATCAGCATTACAATCAGGAGCTAGTGACACCGATTTACTTGATAAAATGAAAGATAAAAATGTTTATGGGAAAGTTGGTATCACTGCAGAGAGAGCTCAAAATTTAGTTGACTATTTAGAAAATAAAACAGACTGGTTGATATCTCATAAAGCACAATGTAAAGCTCTAATGAAAGTTATAGGTAAAAAACAACCTAAAAAATATGTTAAAGATGATAGTAAACTTGATATCAATAGACAAGCCGTAAAACTATTTAAATCAGACATGGGTATGAATATGTCTAGGTCATTAGATAAATGGAATCCAGCAGATGTATGGTTATACTATGACAGCTCTGTTCCAGAGCACTCTACAATAGCAGAGTTAAACAAATATCTATATGACTCTATAAAGGGTAAAAAAGGTATCATAGGTATATCTCTCAAAAAAGGTATAGGTAAACTAGACTATAAAAATTATTATCCACCAGAAGAAAAAGAACTTAGTAAAATAGATTTAAAATTATCAGCAGTAAGCTCTCTATCAGGAACAATTAAATTTGTTGGTGACCCTGCTATCGAGGCACAAAGTTTAGCTTTCAGAATATTTCAAGCGAAAGATACTGATAGAATCAGAGGTGAAGCAGAGAAAAAAGGTGCAGAAGCAGTTCAAGGAAAAGTTCAATTAGCTATGTTAGATAAATTTACTGGTAGAAAGTTTGACTCAAATATTAAGAAAGCTGGTGGGCCTGATATAATAGAACTAAAGGGTAAAGAGTATGTACTAACTAGAAATGGTAAGAAACAATTCGCTCAAGCTTCAAAATCTTGGAAGAAAATATCAAGAAGAAGAAATCTAGTATTCGCCAGAGGTGCTACAGCTAAACAATATACAGACGCTTTTAAAAATGAAAATAATTTTCTAAAATGGTTGAATGACCAAGATATGTTAGAGAATGCAGCAAAATCATGGGCAAATTCTAAATTTCAAGTCTTGAAATTATTTGAACTAATTGATACCATGGGAGAAGACGGCGAGAAAAAATTAGCTATGAATCTATTAAAATACGCTAGCTCAGAATCAGATTTCTCAGCAGCACACTTAAAACTAGAATAAGATATGGAAATACAAATAACAAATACACCTAACAAAGTTAGGCTTTTCGAGGGTGATTATGTCAAAGATTTAAATCCAGTTGATGTAGTCGAAATTTTTAAAACACCTCTTACAGGTTCTTATAATTGGGACTATACTGTTCAAGATAATCGAATCAAAAAATTATATGAACTAGGAAAAGAACTTAATTGGAATGTAGAATCAGATTTAGACTGGTCTCCTGAGTTCGAAGGCATGGGTGATGAAGAGTTTGACTTTGAAGATAATCAATGGTCAAATCATCCAGTTTACAAAGAGATGCCTAGATGGAAGAGAAAAGAGTTCTTTCATGATTTAAGTTCTTGGAGTGTCAGTCAGTTTTTACATGGAGAACAAGGTGCTTTATTAGTAGCGAGTCAACTCGCAAGTTGTGCACCTACATTTAACGCCAAACTATATGCAGCTTCTCAAACTTTTGATGAAGCTCGTCATGTAGAGGCATTCAATAAATACTTACAAACAAGAATTAAGAAAAGTTGGCCGATAGGGGCAGCTTTGAAAGGACTACTTGATAAGATATTGACAGACCCAAGGTGGGATTTAAAATTTATAGGAATGCAAGTAGTTATTGAGGGTTTAGCTTTGGCAGCATTCAACGCAGCTAAAGACGGAACAAATGACCCTGTTTTCAAAAGAATGTTAGAGTTAATTATTCGTGATGAAGCTCGTCATGTAACTTTTGGTATAAACTATCTAACAGAGTTCGTACAGACTTTGAGTGAAGAAGATAGAAGAGATAGAGCTAAGTTTGCATTAGAGGCTTGTACTGTAAGTCGTCATAGATTAAAAGCTTATGATGTTTGGGAAAAGTATGGTATGAATATAGAAGAGACAGAAGAATATCAAAAAGAAAATATTTTACAAACACAATTTCAAGATGTATTATTTAGTAGAATCATGCCAAACTTAAAGAAAATAGGTTTACTTACAGAAGATTTAATACCTGAATACGAAAAGTTAGGAGTTCTGGCTTACGCAGATGGTGATTCAGATTACGAAACAAGTTGGGAGGAGTTATCAAAACCACTTAATTAATATGGAATTTTTATCAGAAGGAGCAGGAAAGAATTTACACTTAGAACATTTAGAAGATGAAATTCTAAATTTTGGTGTAGCTGGTGGTCGAAGTGCTATAAACTTTTTAAGGTCACTAAGAGATATGTTCGCAGGTGACAATAAAAAGAAACTAAATGTAACTGTTAAATGGGATGGAGCACCTGCTATATTCGCTGGGCCACATCCAGAGACAGGTGAATTCTTTGTAGCGAAGAAATCTTTGTTTAATAAAACACCTAAGTATTATACTTCAATAGCTGAAATAAACTCAGACTTAGATGGAGATTTAGCCTCTAAGTTTAGAACATCATTTATAGAGTTTAGTAAGTTAGATATGACAGAGATATTACAAGGTGATTTAATGTTCACCAAAGAAGACCTGGCGACTATGGACATAGAGGGTGTTTCACATTACACATTTCAACCAAATACAATATTATACGCAGTAGAAAAAGATAGTAAAATAGGTGAAGAAATAAAGAAAGCAAATATTGGTATAGTTTGGCATACAACTTATAAAGGTAAAACAATTCAAGATTTAAGTGCTTCATTTGGGGCTAAACTACCTAAGAAGATATCTTCTGTATGGCAAGATGACGCAACTTTTAGAGATGTTTCAGGAAAAGGTAAGTTTACTCTCAAAGAAACAGCTAAAGTTACAAAGGCACTATCCAGTGCTGGGAAGCAGTTTCATCAAATCAATTCGTCATCTTTTAGTAATTATTTGAGATGGGAGGAAAGTTTAGGTAACTCTGCAGCTGGGGCTAAATTTAAGACATATTTAAATACATTTACGAGAGAAGGTAAAAAACTACCAAAGGGTAGAGCAGCTGTAAAATTTTATCAACAACACTTTACTAAATGGTGGAAAAAGAACAAATCACAAAAACTACAGTCAGATTTACAAGAACATTTAAGATTTATCCGTAAATCAGAGAAAACATTAGAGTCTGTAGTAGATTTTATGAGATTTTTAGTCGAAGCTAAAATGATGATAATTAAAAAAATGAATGAGGCGAAAGGTCTAGCTAAAACTTTTGTACGAACACCAAACGGATTAAAGGTTGTCAATCCAGAAGGTTATGTTGCAATAGACCATACAGGAGGGGCAGTTAAGATAGTTGACAAATTAGAGTTTAGTTTTAATAACTTTACAGTCGCAAAGAATTGGGACAAATAATGGCTATATGGTATCTTAAACTACTTGAAGAAGATGAAAAAATTAAAAATGAGAAGGAAAAATCCAGTCGCGAAGAACATGGAGAAGTTCAATCGACCAAGCACACATCGCGATAAGACTAAATACTATAGGAGCAGAGACAAAGAGGTAACCATTTATGAATAAAATATTAGACAAATATCTAGCAGAGAGAAAACAACCTCAAGATAAAGATGTTGATGATGTTAAGGGTTCACAACCTAAAAAATATTTCAAAGGCCTAGATAAAGACGATAAGAAAGCTAGAGCTAATTATTTCGCACGAGGTGGTGGAAGAGGAAAAGCACCTGGTGATGACGACCCCGATGCAAAAACAACTCCAAGTAAACATACTAAAAAGTACAAACAACTATTTGGTGATAATGTTACCGAGGTTAAACAAGGTAGAGATTATGTGTTTGACAAGAAGAAAAAGAAAGTTGTAATCTCAAAAGATAATTATAAGAAAGTTCAAAGAGATTCAAAAACTACAATCAAAGGTGTACCTTATATCATGTATAATATGGGCAATCAAGGAACAGTTCTGGCACCAGTTCATTTTGAAGAAGTTGAAGTAAGTGAAGAAAACTCATTAGAAGAAAAAATCGTAGCAACTAGTGACGCAATCAGTAAAATCTTTAAGACTAAAAATAAGAAAGAAATTGACGGTATTGCAAATCTCATGAGTATGACAAATGTTAAAGTTCTACAATCAATGCAGAAACAAAATCCAAAAGGTTTCTCAAGAATGGCTGCTAAAATGGGTGAACTACCTGCTATGGAAGAAATAGAAGAAAAGAAAAAAGATATGACAGCCATTTCTTCATGGAAAAAGAAACTACAAAAAGTCAAGGGTTTAACTAAACAACAAATACAAATGTTGAATACATTACCAACACCTGTAATTACATCTTTAATTAATCAAATTGGTATGGTAGTAGCAAGTAATGATAT